GGTTGGTGTCTTCCATTTGGAACTCCTACTGTGGTTAAAAAACCATAAACTTGCGTTTCTTGTCTATCTCCTTGTTAGTGGCGATGGACTTGAGTGACGCAATAAATTCTTCTAGCCCCTTGAGTTTTAGACGCTCGCGTTCACGAACATCTACATCCTCGTCAGAACTATCTAATATGTTGTTAATATACATCAGCCGTTGCTTTTCCACAACAGCCATAAAAAACTCGTCGTTCAGGAAGGCTATCGCCCGTTCTGTTTCGTTCAACCAGGTATCCCCTGAAATTTGTAAAGATAGTTGCCCAAGGCAAAATTTACCATGTTGTTACAAAGATAGCAATAAAGATTCTTCGTCTTCTTCTTCTTGCGCCTTTATTGACTTTAGGTAGTCAATAATTCCGCGCAATTCTTTTATCTCTACCATGTACTGCGAAAGACGTTTCTGGGCTTCAAGTTCAGCAACCGCATCCTGAACAATACTCTCTATCGTACTGGTGCTAGTCTGTTCCGTGACCCTCTCTAATCTCTGAACAACCTTTTTGACCTTTTTGTTCTGCCTGACAATCGGCAGGGTCATCAAGCCAAGTATCTGTTCTGCGGCCTTAACTAGGGCAGACCGTGACGAAAATGCCACAAACCCACCGCCCCCACCTGGAACGACAGGGTTTGGAGATTCCCCACTAAAACTGGCCGTGTCTTGACCAATCTCGGTAGTAGCAAGAGTCCCACTAATCCGCACACGACCATCAAAACCAGCCGTGTCGCTTCCCGTCTCCGTGGCGGCAAGCTGACCAGTTACTAAGATTTTTCCCGCTATCTGTGCGGAATCAACGCCGGACTCACTTGCAGCCAAACTACCAGAAACAACTACCTTTGCGGCAAAACTTGCCGTATCTGAGCCGGTTTCTGTTGCAGCAAAACTTCCTGTAATTGCCGCGTTGCTTACTGTTCCAGCAAATGCGGCGGTATCCGTACCCGTCTCTGTTGCCGCAAGATTGCCGCGAACATTGACCTTGCCGTTTATGCTTGCGGTGTCTGTGCCTGTCTCTGTGGCGGCTAGACTGCCCGATATTGGCGGTTCGTAGGTAACATTGATGGATACAAAGTCAACTGTTGTGTTGTGACTTGTCGTGTACCAAACATAAATACCAAAGTCGGTGTCATTTAAGTCGGTAGCGGTTAAGCCAGTTGTTCCCCAAACATCTGTACCAGAACCAGTTGTGTAAACTGTTAATGCTGTTCCGCTTGCAACGAATGTCTTGGCCGTACCAATCGCTGTGCCAGCCGCACCAACAATCTGAACACTGACGGTTTCTGTACCGGCAGATGACTCTGCCATCTCTACAACAACCGTGAAACCTCGTATTAAAGAATTTGCTGGTATGCCAAACGCAAAGTTGCTTGCCCTAAGATAGGCAGAGCCAGCCGCGCCCGAACTACAAGACGCAACCGTGTTGTCGTTGACTGTAATGTTTCCGGGGTTAGTCCAAGCAGTACCCGTACTCCGGGCAACGCTAGTTCCCGTACTTGGTAGTTTCGCGCCCGTTGAGGCCATGATTGGCCTTTATTAGGCGTGTGTAATCGTGCCGGTAGTGATAGTAACTGTTTGCCCAGAGGTGATACTGGTGCTATCTAAAATCACATCCGTTGCCGATGTTCCAACCGTTAGCCCTGAAACAATTGTTGTGTCTGCTGAGTCTGTGATGATAGCGTTTGCCGCCGTTCCAGTTGCCGTGGCCGTGGATGAAATATCGGGGTCAAAGTCAAATGTCAACACGCCAGCAGAAGCGGTTCCGCAGGGGTCGGTTAACGTAATGGTCACCAGTATGTTGTTGCTCGAATCTCGAATCTTGAGTTTTCCAGCACCAACGCCAGCGTCAATTTCGGTAGCCACCGCCGTCATTCTCGCGGTTTTAACTGCGGTTGTATAAGTTACGGCCATGCTTATTCCCCTGATTTAACACCGATGATTTTGCCGCCAGCGTCTCGGACAACCGTCTTTGGCGCACTCATTGTCTTGGCAAGCCTGTCTTGGTTTTGTTGCAACTGCGACACCATCTGCCCAAGCTGCACAACCACATCTTCTCCGCGACGAGACTCTAATGCCCTTTGAGCCTTTTCTAGCTCGCCCATGATTTGCTCGCGTTCTTTGAGCATCATGTCGGCTTGCATCATTGCGCCTTCTTGGGCTAGTTTTGACTGCTCTAATTGGAGTTGGATGGCTGACTTTTCGCGGTCAAGCTGAATCTTGGCTTGCTGTAAAAGCAGGTCGGCCATAGCTTTTTCCCGGTCAACGGTCATCTTGGCTTCTTGAATTGCTAGATTTGCTTGAATCTTTGCCTGTTCGGTCTCAGCCCTGCTTTGTGCCTTCATCTGCTCAACCTCTACCAACATTTGAGCCGTCTGTGCCTGTGGGTCTACCTGTTGCTGGGGTTGCATCATCTGCTGTTCCATCTCAGGCGTAATCTCGCGGAAGAACTCGGTTGTGTCTTTGAACCCTGCGGACTCAATGAACCTTCCAAGCGTGTTGCGGTACTGGCTAGGCGACACGAATGGGTTGTTAATCCCTGCGGTGGTAAGAATCTGCTCCTGCTTTTGCAGGATAGCTGCAACCATCGCCATCTGTTGCTCACGGTTGCCCGTACCCAGACCGACGTTTACAGTCAGGTCGTACTCGTTACTCCACTCGCGGGGGTCGATAGCCACGAACTTGCCACGCATCCGCACGATTCTTTCCTTGTCTTGGTACTTGCAGACAAGGTGCAGGATGGACTTGAACAGGTCTTTTACCCCCGTCTCGGCAAATATCCTAGCAATCAACTCAACCTTTGCGGCTCCTGCATTCTGAACCATCGCCACGGCTGTCGCGGTAGTGTTTTGCAGGATGTTGGGGTCTAAGCCCTGAGAAGCCTGTGTAACGCCTGTGCGCTTCTGCTGTATCTCGTCCATGTAGGCAAGCATAGGGAAGGCTTGTCCGGCCACCAGAGGAACTTGTAGGGGCGTTATAGCGGCATTGTTCTTGACCCTTACGATACCGCCTGGGGTGACCGTCAGCATATCGTCTAGGTTTACCTGCCCATCGACCACGGCCATCCGAGCGTTGTTGGAGAGGTACAGGTTATCCAACATCTGACGTGTAATTGTGGTCTTAATCTTCTGGATGTCCACCACTCGGTCAGCCAAGCTGTGCCCGAAGAACTTGTGGGGCATAGGGATTGGGCATACGGAGCAGAACGGGATGAAGTCTGCTTCCTCGTTCTCTAAGATTGTGCCGCCAGCGTAGAACACACGGCGCAGTTCGGCAATGCCATCCTCGTCGTAGTCAGTCCTGATGTAGCACTCGAACGTCTCAATCTCGTCCATGCTTGTGTCGAGACTGGGGTCGTCTGGCTGCTCCCCATTCGGGAACCGCGCCACCCTCTCAGGGGTAAATGTCAGGTCGTCGTAGGCCGGTAACTCGTCAATCTCGTCGGCCTTAAAGCCCATGCTGATTAACTCGGAACGGGTGGTCAGTCTCCTGTGGGCTACGAACGGCGCGTCAGCGATACGGCGTGCCTTCTTGGAGATTAGGAACTCCTCGGGCGGTACGTTCTCGACCTTGACCGAACCCTTCTTGTTGACCTTCTTGACCGTGACGTTGTACGAGAACACGGGTTGCATTGTCATTTCAGGAGGCACGCCCGTCTGCTGGGCAAGCATCATCTGCTCTGGGGTCGGAGGGACAGGGACTTCGCCTATCTGAGTCTGGCGTTGCTTGACCACTTCCATCTGCCCGTCTGCTAGTAGCAGGGTCAGTTCTTCCTCGGACAGATTTTCGTACTTCTCTTTGTCAACACTAGTCTCGTCGTTCCACCAGACCTTAATGACCCCAGCCTTTTGAAGGAGCGCGTCCTTGAACCAAGTCTGGAATACCTCGAAGCCTGGGTTGTCGTTCATCAGCACCCAGTTGCAATACTCGGTGGCTTGCTTTGCCTTCTCCTCGTCGCCAGGTGCTTTGGGCTCGAACCGCACCACGTCGTCGGACTGTGTAAATACACGCAACAGTTGTGGCAACGCGCCGTCTACGGCTTCTGCGACTTCGCCTGTAACGATGGTAGACCGCCCCTCGACTTCGTTGCCGTAGGGTTCGCGGTTGTACGCCATCAGCGCGTCGCGGCGTTCCTCTACCGTCTCGGTATTGATGTAGCCGATAGCATTGTCTATCTCGTTTTCAATGATGGCTTGTAGGTCAAATTCTTGCATTTAGACAATCCATTTCGTGTTAATTGGCAACGGTT